ATTGGTAAGCTGAACTGTGTTGCCGGCGTCCGCAGCGGTTTCCAGATCGCCTACTGCCGCGCTGGGAAAAGCCCCGTTGGCGACCGTGCGGAGATACACTTTTTGACCGCGCTTGTAACCGGCTGCCTGAGGGTCTTTTACAACCACTGAGACGGTTCCGCGCTCGATCACATCTGCAACGGTGCCGGGAGCATACGTCTGAACCAGCGGCGTAAGCGGCTGAGCGGAGACGTAGGAAGCTACCTGGGTAATGACCTCGCGAACAGCGATACCGACGATAGAGCCGGCAACGCCTTGGGCCATGGTGGGGGTGACAGCGGCAGCCATACTGACTGCGGCGTCACTGAAGTCTCCGGCGGCATCAAAGTTCGAAACGACAACTTTGCCGAACGCCGGCCCAGCCGAATCGGTACTGCGGATCGTGCAAGGTGAAATCACACAATCCCCGTTCTGGCTGTACGTACCAGGGAAACCCTGGTTCATCTGGGTACCAACGACAGCTCCTGGCATGTGGTTACTTGCCTCCCTTATTGCGAGCTTCCGCAGCCAGTTCAGCAGCTACTTCGCTCGGATTTTTACCGCGAAAACGCTCCGCCATGATCTCGAAGCTTTCTCCCGCTTCGGAGGCGTCTCGAACGCCAACGGTTGCCAGTTCGGTAGCCCGCTTGACGTCCTTGCTGGAAGTGCTCAACAGCGCCCGATAACCTTCAGAGCTGTTGTCCGTTGTCACTTTCTTCAACGAACGCACCGTGTCGTTATATTGCTTGACCAGCTCCGGATCGCCACTGTCAGCGATACGTTCCTTCATACCCCTCAGCGAGTCCAGGGCCTTGTCGGCGCCAGGAATGGGGTTCTTGGGTTTGTTTTCTGCCCCTACTTCGTGAGTGGGAATGAGGTCTGCGTCCTCAGCTTCTTCCTTCTTCTCTTTTTCCTTTTTCTCTTCGGCGTCCTTCGCGTCTTTCTCCTTCTTCTCTTTCTCCTCTTCCTTGTACTCGTCCAGCGCGTCTTTCACGGCTGAACGGATGGCATCGACCATCTTCTTGGACGGCTTCTCATCGTCATCGCCACCGTCCTTGGTTGTCTTCTTATCCTTTGGAGCGGCAGCGCCCTTCTCTTCGCGCTCCAACTCTTCCTTACCCTCATCTTTGTTTCGGGCCACAGCACGCTCCTTTGCCTCTTTGGTTATTTTTTCATTGCGTTCAACAGCTTCCGACTCGGAGTCCACCGTGTTCCGGCGACCCCAACCAAGAAGCTGTAAAAGTCCGGTCAATGCTCCGACCGATACTTTATCGTCTACAACCGGAGTTGCTACTTCTGTCACGGCTTCCTCCTTTGCGTCTAAAATTTTGACTGAGCTTCCGGCCCGCCCGGAAGGCACTACTGCCACGTGATTACCGCGTATTTCCACTTGGTAATATATGTCTGGTGTATGCGGGTCCTGCTCGTAAGCGCACTGATAGCCCGCACTCAGCTCATTAATGGCGTTACTCTCGACCTGTGAGATAAGCCGAGAATCTTTGATAACGATATCGCCCAACAAAGAATGCTCGCCATCTGACAGTTTCGGCCCCTGACGGACGTTCTGTACATGCCCCTTGTAGTAAGTAGAGTCATTATCGGGATTAAGAAATGTGGGCGGATGTGGTGACGTTACGGTCTTTCCTTCGAAGCTAGCCAAAGTAGCTGGATTAAAAACTTCATCATAGCGCCGGTATACTTTAACCTTGCGGTCGGGGTTACCGTCTAGCCCAAGGTCCTTGGCTTTATATAGCTGAAAGCCAGTGCGGGCGAAGGGGATGTCTTTACACAGCAAGTACCCTTCAGGAGTCTTCGCCCGATGACTCCCAAGAGCTATGCGATCTGCAAAGAATTGCGCCATTACTCGCTCCCATCAAACTGCGTAATCGCGTCCATACCACTAACGCCGCGTAGCCCCCGGTTAGCTTCCGCTCCCTGCCCGCCCGACGTCCATTCGTAGTTGCCGCCCGCCCAGTTGAGCATATCGTCGTGGGTAGGGATGATGTCGGGAGCAATTGCTATGGGAGGCTCAACTCCGCCACAGTCGTGTGCTTTATTTAGCGCAATGGCCACGGCTTGTTTCTGCGGCTTGCCGGCTTCTACTTCGGTCTTGATGTTCTGGCTCACTGTTTCCTGGGAATTACCTTCTTTAAGAGGCATCGAAGTTCCTTTCCTTACTTAAAGATTGCGCCGCCGCTAAACTTGACGCCGTTCTGTACGACGCTGCCGAGTGTGGGAGGAGTGATCGTGTAAGCGGCTGAGCCCACCGAACTGTCCGTAAAACCCGTTCCTCCCGCAACCGCGAATAAAGTTTCAGTAGAAGGCACTGATACCGGAGAAGAATAAAGACTGCCCGTGGCGCACCCTGTTGTACCGTTAGTAGCCGGAGCGCCGGTGGTATTGTAACAAATGACGCTCCCACTAGTGGCCGAAATAGTTACTGACTGCGCGCTAGAATATGTTCCCGCTACCGGTGAGAAAGTAGGAGTAGCTGCGACAGTACCGCCTGATGTTATAAATTGGTATGCACCAGAGTCGAAGCCAGTTCCTGTCGCTCCGCTCGGTCGGACATTACCTTGATGATCGGTAGTCAATCCTACGTTCGTAGCCAATCCCCTGGCCGGACTGGCAGACGTGATACTGTAATTTCCTGCTCCGGGCGTTGAAGAAGGAGAGACTAATTGAGGGTTTACGTTGTTCAGATCGCCAACAGAATTAGCCGGACTACTCAGCGTGAATCCTATGTCGCGTTGTATGTTGTGCCCACTGCCAGTTAGTAACGCTCCACCTGTATCACTGTAGAAATAGCTACCATTCAGGAACGAACTCATCCCATCGAACAGGTTGTTGCTGACTTGCATAGTAGCGGTGGCGAAGGCATCCCAGTCGTCTATGATCCGCAACTGGGCATTCCCGCCCCAGCACACGTTGTTCATAAAGATTACGTGCAGATCACGGCTGTCAAAGGTTCCGCACCAAGCGGTTGAATTTACGATGACATTGTTGACGATTGTCCAGGTATTGTAGTAGTTCGCTACAGAGGTGTCGTTCGAGAGGATGAAACCTTCATCAAAGTTGTCTACAGTGTTCCCGTCAAAGGTCATGTTGCGGGAGAACCAGGTGCTTGCCGTGCTGTCAGAAAATACCTGCCAGCCGTCGTTATGGGCTTGGGTAGACTTGCAGGTTCCGCTGCTGCCCTTAGTTGTTCCGTGATAGTAATTTCTTCGGAAAGTGTCGCTGTCTCCCCAGAGGCGGTTGTAGTCGCAATCATCCACGCTGCTAGATGGCAGGGTAAGCGCATCGACTTCATTGAAATCGAATAGCGAATTGTCCGCCATGACCATCATGCCGTACTGCGTGGCGTGGATGTAGTTGTGCGAGACGTGGATATTCGTAGGGCGGCCAGCAAAGGTCAGAGTAAAGTTCACGCCTACGTTGGTCAGGTTGGGCAATGAGTCCACGTAGTTATTGAGAACGTTGGACGAATTCACCCCGGTGTTGATGTTGATTCCTGTGGGCAGATGGAAGCAGTCGAGCGTATTGAAACTGGCTGCCAGCGTAGCCCCATTGATGTTGACGGTCGGAGCGGTGCGCGTCGAGATCGGACTTTCGGCGTCGGTCTGCGGCGTGGTTGGACATGAACCGCCCACGGGATAGCCCTGCACCGTAATCAGGTTTCCCGCCGATCCTGCCTTATTCAGATTGAGCGATTCGGAATAGGTTCCTGAAGCTACTTGAACTGTGTCTCCGGCCGCCGCCTGTCCATAGGCATAAGTGATCGTGAGGCAGGGATTGACTGCGCAGGTTCCGACATTGCTTCCGGTGGTGCTGACTAAGCGCGTTGTCCCTGCGGCTAGTACGATGCCCTTGTAATAGAGCGTGGCGTGATGGTCATACCCTGCCGTGCCGTCGTTCTCGTCGTAGAAGAGCACGTCCATGATGGCGGGATTGTTGTCGCGGAGGGGATCGAAGCGTACCGAGGCTGATCCGTCAATCCCGACTCCGCCTGCTGTGGTGTTGGTCTGGTTGCGCGGGTCGGCTTGCACGGCAGCGTGCCAGTTGTTCCCTATTCCGCCGAGTTGATACTCAAAAACGATGGGAGAAATGTTGACATCGTGGCCGAGAACGACATACCCATCGCCCACACTGGAGATGTAATTCTGTGGGGTATGCGTGAACCATGTTCCTGTTGCGCTAGGTGCTCCCCCTGCCGTGCTGGGTGGAGTGTTGTTGGTCCATACTCCCCCAGCAGTTCGATAGCGCACACGCACATCGTCGTCTGCGCCGCTCACCGTGCCCACAAGATAGAGAACGTGAGGAAGGCTGCTAAGGTCAGTGGCAACGCTCGGTCCCTGATCGCCGTTTCCGTTGGCGAGAACAAGGCCGCCAGTATCGACAGTTTCTGGAGCGCTCCATGTTCCCGTGTAATGCGAGTATTGAACAAGCGCATGAGCCGCTAACGCATTGCTCAGCCAGGCTGCATGGATAGAGCCGTCCAGGGCTGTGACCATGCTGGGATGGGTGATGTTCGTTCCCGAAGCTACGGTAGTGAAGGCGCTCCAGACTCCACCGATGCGATTGGCATAACGAAGCGTGTTCGACGTTCCAGAGGTCGCATACAGAATATGGGGAATGTTGTTGGTGTCCAGCGTGAGCGCGACTTGGTTTTGCCGTACCCAGCCATTGCCTGAGTCTCCGTTGGCATTCGTGGCTAACGAGACGCGAGTGCTCCAAGTATCGGTAACAGTGGAAAAGGTTTGGTAGTAGAGCGTGGTCGTCCCTGAATCGGTGTAGAGAACATGAATCGTCTTCGTGGTGGTGTCGTAGCGGATATCAGGACTGCCGAGTGCGGGAAAGTTGCCGGTAAAAACGCAACTCCCGGCATTGGTAGCAATCGGGTGGTGCGCGGCATCGACTTCCGCAAATGAAGTTGGAACCAAGGAATTCTGTACTTGTGCTCCAGTCCCTTTGTAAGCATGAATTACTCCACTAGATGTTGTACCAATCTGGCAAGGATCGTCGTCAGAGGCGATGACATAGACCACGTTGGCTTCAGTGCGAATTAATTGCCGCACCGCGGCGTCATCCCAGCCGGGACCAACCGTGACTCCATTCTGGCTGGCGTCAGGAACTACAGTAGGGTTGACTGTCGCGCCAGCAACGGACGCGAGAAATAGAATTGCGCTAAGGATTTTTAGCAATGGCTTGCCGCCTTCAATGCGACTAGAAGCAGTCCCCAATGGCCGCTAGGCACGGTCATGGCTCCCGCCTGAGTTGCGGTCGTAGTTTTGATTGAATCTGCCATGCCGTTTCCATTACTGGTAGGCGCTCGCCGCATGGTGAACGGGGCAGAGGCCGAGGTCGTTCCTGCCCCATCTGACATGCCGTACTCCACAAACACATCTCCACATTGAGTAGCGGTGATGCTGGAACTCGTTGTGGCTGCTGTGCTGGCTGTTCCCGAATTAGTTCCCGTGACTTGCGAAGCGTCCTGAAACGATGCAGAAGCTACCCCAGAGTAGCCAGCCGCGATCATCTGGCGATAAGTTCCCGTACCGATGTTGTAGGTACATTTTGGCGTGTGCGTTGCCCCGGCTGAATAGTAGAAAGCGAACAATTGAATGCGGGACACAGAAGTGGTAAGCAAACTGCTTCCGAGCGACGTGTAGGAGTTTGCCGCTTCGTCCGTTCCAGTCATGGTGGAAACGGTCTGGTCCGCGTCACATCCCAGAACAACAAGCGTGTTCGCGGGAACAACCATGCTGGAACTGCAACTCAAGTTTGAGGCGGCGGCTGTCGAGTTGTCGCACGCAATGCTGGCGTAGGTGATCGCTACTCCCCCACCACCTGCTGCGGCCCGTCGGCGAGCAACAATGGTCTCATTCCGCTGGAAGCCGCTGAGCAGCAGAGTTGCCGATAGGACTAATGCTACTAGAGGAGTTGCGTAAAAATGTTTCATTAGAATGTGTACTCAATTATCAAAGCGATACTTGTAGCGTTCCCGACTGTGGACATGCCGGGATTAATTCCAGTTCCAGTTGTCCAAGCAGTATTGGTTAGGGTTCCTGTAGCGGAGTAGGCGTAAGAGTTTCCGCAAGTTACCGTCCCAGTAAGTATCGATGTACCCGTTCCGGACGCTCCAAAAGTAGGCGTCAGGACGGTGGTGTTTGCCGCGTTATCAGCTCGGCACTTAACCGCCGTAATTGTCCGCGTCACGCCGGAATCGTTGTAGCAAGTGTTATTCGAGATGGCATCATCGCCCGAAGCCATGGCGAAGGAAGCTCCCGAGCCGCCCCAAACTTCTGTGCAGCTTCCTTTAGAATACTGCGCAGCAAGTTGAGTAGCCGTGACGGTGTTATTCACCATCTCACTGCCGGTTAAAGACGTAGCAGGAAAGGTTTGAGTAGCTGTCCATGTATTCGCATGGCCTAAAGCGATGGAACTGACCACAGTACCAGTTGTAGGAGATATTGTTAAAGTTCCATCTGAATTTGATATGGAATTAACTGACCCCCCGCCAGCCCCGCAATCGGCCCCTGTACCTGTAATCGCGCCCGTAGTGTCAACGTGCAAGCACTGTGTTGAACCGGAGATATAGCTTAATTGTGCGGCCGTACTTAGAACTACTGAAGAAATAGTAGGTCCGGTAGCAAATACGACTGAACCTCCGGAGCCAGTTTTAGTCGTTAATGCGGAGAAGAGATTCGCGCTGGAAGGTGTAGCTAGAAACGTCGCAACGCCAGTACCGAGCCCAGAGACGCCCGTAGAGATTGGTAAACCAGTCCCGTTAGCCAGGGTAATAACTGGAGCAGTACCAAAGACCAGGGCTCCAGTGCCGGTTTCATCAGAGACCGTGGCTAGTAGCTGCGCAGAGGTGGTAGAAGCGAACGCCCCTAAATTGTTGGAGAACCGCGCTAACTGGCTCGATGTGTCGTTATTGAACGAGCACTTAATGGCGTGGGCCGTAGAGTCCGCATAACAGACATCGCTGCTTGCGCTGGCAGTAAGCGCCGTACCTTCGGGAAGACTGACGCCGCCACCTACTGAGCCCGCCGTACCAATTTGAAGTGGGCCTGGGAAAGTCGTAGTCGGCGCTCCTGTAGCCGTCCCCGTATGTGTAACCGCAAAGGTGCTAGCGGCATCCGTTCCCGTACCGGGAATAAACTGAAGCGCCAGGCAACCTTCCACCGAGGCTGCGGCATGCCACTCTGTACCACACAAAGAAAGAATCGGGGAGCTCTGGCTGGCTCCGCTAAGCGCTGCGGTAGTATTAGCCCACTTAAAGAACTGAGCCACAGCGGTGGTCGTATTGAACGTAGAGGTGTTCGCCCCCATCGTTAACGCCAGATTACCGGCTGGGTTCGTAACCGCAGACCAAGCCGGAGAGCCTCCTACGCTAATCGCTTGGCACCCAAAGCCAGTACCGTTGGTATAGGCTAGGGCATGAGTAGCGTCCCCGCAGCTGGCACCTCCGTTGATAGTGGAGTAAGACGGTGCAGCACTGGAGCCAGTAAAATTGGCGAATACAGTATTGGCTGCGGCGTTCGATAACACAAAAGACAGTGCCGGGGTTGTAGTCGGGGTAGCTACTGAAGTAGTGAACAGCGGAGATAAAGTGCCGGCACTAAAAGTGCTTACACCCCCACCCGCGCCTGAGCCACAATCTGAGCCAGTCCCAGTAATAGCCCCGGTAGTATCAACGTGTAAGCACTGCGTAGCGCCTGTAATATAGCTCAGCTGAGCCGCCGTACTTAAGATCGCAGAAGCGAGCGTAGGCGCTGTAGCGAAGACCAACGATCCGCCTGAGCCCGTCTTAGTGGTCATGGCGGAGAACAGGTTCGCGCTAGAAGGCGTCGCCAGGAACGTTGCTATGCCCGTTCCCAACCCTGAGACTCCGGTAGCTATAGGTAGCCCCGTAATGTTGGTAGCTACACCAGAAGCAGGTGTGCCTAGCGCCGGTGTTACCAAGGTCAAGTTAGTTGCGCTCAATCCGCTAGGCAGTGTGGTAGAAACGGTCCAGGTGCCAGCAGCAACTTGAGCAACGCCAGTAGAGAGATGAGAGTCGAGGCCCGTACCGCCGAAGGTAGTGGCTACTGCTGTACCCTGCCAGGTTCCACCCGTGATCGTTCCCATGGCGGATAGAGGAAGAAAAGTAAAGGACAGCGAAGTACAGGTGGGGGCAGCTACAGCGGACACAACAGTAACTACTTGGTTGGTACAAGTAGTTGCCACTCCCGTACCTGTAGCCGCTACGGCCCCAACCATAGTAGCGCCGTTAGAACCGTTTACAAAAGTATGGTTAGTGGTGTTGACACCCACTACCCCATCTACTGTAGGAGCAAAGCCCGCCGAAGCTTGAACGTTGGTAGAGGTGATAACCCCTGTTCCTGTAGGTCCTAACGAACCGCCCGTACCAACTAACAAAGCGGCGGCGTTGGTTCCCGCGCCAATAGCGGAGAACGCGGGAGTGCCCCCCGAAGGCATACAGCTAACTCCCGAGCTGGTCAAGCAGGTTAGAAGATGAGTAGTGGAATTCAGGTACAGCCGGTCGTTGCCCGCGCCAGGATTTCCCGGAGCTACAATCTCAGCGACGTCCTGAAAGCTACTGCCCAGCCCGCCTACAAAAGCCCCGTTACCGCCGCCCCCAACTTTGGCAGAAGTTATAACTGGATTAATCTGTACCGTGGGGTTGGTTCCCCCTGACCAAGTTGCCGTGACCAGGAAGTAACCGTAAGGCTTAGCCACTGGGACTACAGAACGAATAGCCGAGCCTACCAGGGTATTTGTATCCATGGCGGAGTCGCACGTTCCGCCGCGCATACAGCCTTGGACCGTAATACTTACTGAAGCGGGAGTGCCGCTTACAATTTCTTCAAAAGCCGCGCTCATGCCACCGTAGAGGTTTGGTACAACCAGCGTCCCTCCACTGGTAGTAATTGGAGAGCAAGGCCCGTTATTACAACTGGCGGTTACCTGACCGAAGGCCGAAGCCCCGGTCAAGATAGCCAGCAAAAGGAGAAACCGCGTCAGGTTTTTCACTTCTTCTCTGCCTCCTTCTTCTTAAATGCAATCTTGCCGTGTGGTACTGTGTCACAGGGCTTCACGCCCGGCCCGTCACAAGCAGCAAACTGGTCCGGGTTAAGGTGGTATTTTTCGTAGAGCGCTCCCCAGAGCTTTTTCTGGTGATCCTGCAAATCCAGCAACAGCTGGTAGGTCTGCATAATGTCGACCTGGATGTTACGCAGTTGAAGCTGCTCATCCGCCGAAATATCCGGTACAGCGTCTTTAACTGCGGTAGCAGCTGCGGGAGTCTCCGGAGTCTTCTTAGGCTCTTCTGCGCGAGACCACACACAAACTGCCAAGCCGAACAAAGCGTAGATAACCATTTTCTTAATCATTGATTGATCCGCCTCCTAAGCGGTCTTTACAAACTTGTTAGAGTTACGCGGAGAGAATCGCGCTCCACTTGCCAGCAACAGCGCAAAAGAAGTGAGCGTTCTTTCCGCTAGCCATGGCGAACGCTGCGTTCTGCGCCCCGGCATTAATTAGATCGCCGCCCGCTACGCCGCCCTGGGTAGCTGACGAAGGGAACACGTTCATGCTGGTCGCTGTTCCATTGGCAACGAAGATGTCCGTTCCGGGGGTAGCGGGCGGAAGCAGCACAGAGTCCCCCGCAGTAGCTACTGTGCCAACTCGATTGATTACTGTAGTCAGAAGGACGGCGCTAGCCTGGCCTCCCCCTGCGTGAGCCACAATGCCGTCCGTGGCGCTTTCGTTAATGATCTCCGGTCCCACGCCGCTGAGCCCGATAAGCCCGGAGTTGGGAAGGATACTGGTGGTAATGCGTGTACCTGAAGGTGCCGGCATGTTTTCTCCTTATGCTGCCAAGGCAGCGTTTTTATTTCGAAACTGAGCCAGAGTTACGTAGCGAATCGCTCCGGCAGCATAAATTCGGTGGGGCCACTTAACTTGATCTAACCGAAGCAACGGCTCCATGTAGCAACGGCAGTTGAAGATGTTGCCGGCGTTGTAGTGCCCGTACGACCGCTCATTCACCAGCTCTTCGGGACTGGGCGGGTCTTCGAAGTTGACTAGGACGCCCTGCATCTTGCGGTGACCCTGCCTTACACGCTGATCCTGTGAAGTCTGCCACACGTACCACTGAAGTCCCAAGTCTTCGGCTCTCGCCTGAGTTAGCGCGGCACTGGCCTTTGCGCTCTCGGTACGCGCCAGCCTCATCGCCTGAGCCTTGGTAACATGCTGGAGAAGCTTGCTATGAAAAGCTAAATCCTCTGCTCTTATGCCCTCACGCTGGTAGCGGGCAGCTTCTTTGACGAACTGCGAAGCCACAGACTGCGGCAACGTAGTAATGAACTGGGCATTCTGCGCGATCAGCTGACGATAGCGGTCTCCCGTCTTTCCCTTAAGCTCTCGCTGAAGCGCCTGATAGACTCGTGGCCCCTGACCAGACTCCAGAGCGGCAGTACGCCAGTCACGGGCATTCTCGGCGAGCGTATGCAGCACCATGCGCTCGGCCGCCTGATGTGCAAACTTCTCCAACCACTCGGGCAGCGTAATGAATGCTGCATGAACTTTCCCGAACGGATCAAGGAAGTACTTGCGTACAATACCGAGGATGTCCCGGTAGTACTGGGCCTCGATTCGTTTGTTGGGCTTAAATTCCAAGTTCTTTGATTTCCGAGGTGATGACTTTCACAGCGAACAGGTGCCCGTAGTTCTCACACTTGCGGTTGTCGCAATAAATCTGCTCGGCTTCATTGATAGCCCCGATCCAGCCACACTTCCCACAGACGAACGTAGGGAGCACCTGCCAGATGCCTTCGACAGATACCACACCCATCTCTACCACGTCTTCCCGCGGACTGCGTAGCAGAGGGCTCATGCCGTGATCTTGCGACCTCGAAGAGACTTCAGTTTCCTCTTCAAATGAGAAATGGTCATACGCTCCATGCTCTCGAAGAAGCCGGGACGGTCATAGTTCTCATCGAACAGCTGCTTAGCCTCGCCAGCGCTCTCGACCCCAAGGATGACCTTGTCTTCGTCATACGTCCCAGTCTCAGGGTCCTTAGTGTGAATAACGAACGCATACGGCGCCGTAGAGACCGCACCGACAAATACATCAACTTCGTCACCATCGGCGCCTACGGAGCCTCTAATGAAGCCGTAGGGGGTGTTTAATCTCGTATGATGACTCGCACCGTGTCGCGTACTGCCTCTCAGATTCTCAATATCGATGGTGAGGCCTTGAAAGTCCCAGTTTTTAGCTTCCAAACCCGGCTTGCCGGGGTACACATCAGGGGTAGAGGCATCGCCTACGCTGATGGCCTTGACCTTGAACTCTCTACACCAGCCCTGCGGGTTAACGGGGGACTGCACAATCTGGCACTCGCTCTCGGGCACGAAGCGCTCGCAATTCTCACACCTGTCTTTGCCCTTCGCTTCTTTCTCGAAGTCAACTTCCTTCTGAGTGAGCTTTTTCTCCTCATCGCAGTCAGTGGCGGTCTGCTGCTCTTTTACCTCGTAGCCGGCGCGCTCCATCAAAGACTTGAACTCAATGCCGTCATCTGGGCCGATAGGGCCGTTGTCGATACCCTCATCGATCAGCAGGTAAAAGAACTCCTCAAGCTCGCTGTCCTTGGTCTCGACCTTCTCGGTCTCGATATTGCAGCGCCCAAGAAGACTGCCCTTCTGGTAGATGAGGAACGATGTAGCGGCCTTGCGATGCAGCCAGTCGCCGTTGTCATCGTCATCGATGTGTAAGGCTTTGCTCGTCATAATGACACCACATCAGCTATGGGAATCTTGAAGGTCTCTCCCGGAACTCCCATGATGTATTCTTTCTCAGCCATGAAAGAGCCGAAGCCGTAGGGGGCAGCTTTGTAACACGACCACACGTGGTCAGGGTTGACCTTCATCTTCAGCATGACTCCGCCATGGCCGAAGCTTTCCGCTTTATTCTTGCTCTCGCTCCAGCTGGACAAAGTGTTGGCGCTGAATTCAATCTCCTTGTCTCCCTTCTGGATGGCTTCTTTGATCTTCTTGGCGATATCGCCGCGCAGCCCGCGGTATACCGTCTTGGCTCCGTACTTACTGACCCACTCTTTGGTCAGCTCCTTGTGGGCTATGAAAGCTTCCTTAATCGCGTCGGCTTTCTGCTTGGCTACTTCGAAAGAGCCGTAGTTAGCGACTGTCTTGTCTAACTTAGGCTCACCGGTATAGTCCTTGCCATAGAACTCAGCGGCAACGATCTTTAACAGCGCAGCGCCCTTACCATGCGAAGTACCGGTCCAGCCGTTTATAGCGGTCTTCACAGCTTCTCCACCGTTCTTAATGCCAGCTTCTTTCAGATAGTTGTGGAAAATAGCTTCAGCAGTACCGCTGCCATAAGGACTGGGAGAAGGCCCGAGCTGGTCGGCATACTTCTTTGCCCAGGCTGTCAGCTTGCCCGGCTCGAACGTAGTCGGAGAATGCAGAGTAGTCTGCTCTGCGCCCGCGGCAGCTTTGGTAGGCTTCTGTCCCAGGGACTTGGCAACGCCCTTAAGAGCTTCGGTGCGGGTCTTCAGCATCTCCGCAACTTTTTGCTTGCTGGTAACGTCCAGCTGCGGGTTGACCTTGTCGAGGTAAGCTTCCCAGCCGCCCGACTGATTGACCAGGCTTTCAATGTCACTGATCTGGGCGGTCAGCTCACTGCCCATAGAGTTTATGTCTCGATAGCCCGCTGCCTTGGCCACCTGAGCGTAGTACGGGTTCTTGCTGCTATCGAAGAAGCCAGTCAGCTCGCTCATGTCCTTGAGGCTGCTGTCCTGCTTCTTGCCGGCCTTGGCGCGATAGAGCAGCGAGCCGCCGTTGTCAATGCGATAGACCTGGTCGCCTTTGACTACGATGTTATCCATGCCAGTCCCGATGGCGTCCCAGTTCTTCAGCAGCACATCAGCGGCGAAGCCCTTCATTACCTTCTTGGCTAGATCAGGAGTCAAGCCAGAAGACTTCAGCGTCTTGGCCCCATCAATGTAATCGGAGGCGAATGCCGCCTTGCCATTATCATCGAAGAGCGTAGACGTGGGCGCGTTCAATCCCAGGTCGTTGTATATGGAGTTGCTCAACATCTCACAGGAAGCTTGTGCTTTTTCCTTGTAGAACTTGACGTAACGCTTTACTCCGTCCGAGCCTTCATACAGCCCGCCGGGGTTGCTGCCCATCGCCTCGCCGATTTTCTTAAAGAGAGCGACCATGGCGCTGACGCCCTTGACCTCTTTGTGCTGGATGTCTTTCTTGTCAGGGCCGGCGAACTTAAGGTCCTTCTGCTTGTAGATACCCGCTTTCTTGAGGATGTTGCGGATGAGGTTGCGCGTGGGCTTATCCTGCGGCAGCCCGAGACCCTTGGCGATAGCGCCTGTACTCTTGCCCAGCTTGTAGTCGGCAAGGACTTTCTTCTTGGTCTCATCGTCATGCAGAATGCCTTTAACTTCAGCGGGAGTCTTAGCTTTCTTGGTAAGCTCAAGGTCATCGCCACTTTCTTCCATGCCAGACTCAACGCTCTCAAATTCCTTGTCCAGCAACCCGTTGTACTCCGAGTCTTTAAGCTCATGGAATTCGCCGATGTTGCCACCCTCATCGAGGGAGGCGTACCACTTGCCGTCTTTCTTGTAAGTCCAGTAGGGCGTTCCCATCGGGGTTTCCCAATGGAGGGGTTCGTCTTCGCTGCCCTTGTTGTCGTTTTTATTCTTGAGGTCTTTCTCCTGCTCAAGCGAAGAGACCATGGCCTCGGCCAGCTGATCCTTGTCCCAGTCTGGGTGTTGCTCCTTGAGTTTAGATTCAAAGAGCCTCCAGACGCTTCTTCAGGCCGGCCATCTTGTCAGAAGAGCCAGACTTAGAAAGCTGGGCTTTACCGCCGCCCTCACCGCCCTCGGGCGCGCCACCGCCTCCGCCCTGTCCCTTGCTGACGAACTGACCGCCCTTGCTCTTGCCCACAGTCTTGCCAGCACCCGCTCGGGCATGCTTCGATTCTTCCCAGGTAGCGGTGGCGTCCATAGTGTCCTGCATGGTGCTGAGCAGGGCAGCCGTAGCGGAATCGTCTTCTCCGCCTTCGCCACCTTCGCCTTCCATCTCCTGCTGTGACTCCATCTGCTCGCCCACGCTCTGGGTCTCGTCATCAGCCTCTTCAATCATCTCATCGGTGATGTTAGTCCAGATGCCGGTGACAGTGCTCTGCTCTTTAAGCTCCTTCAATAGAGTTTGCTGACTGATAGCCCCTGTGTTGTAGACATCAAGCACGGCAGTTGTAGACGATGCCGCGAGCTCCACACGTTCTTTGTCAGGGGGCACGTTTACTGGATTCCAGTACCAGGTCATGTCCTTGGGAACTTTGCCCCACACAGACATGGAGATGATCGGCAGCAGCTTCATCAGCTGCGGGTCAACCTCGCTGGTCTGCACCTGCTTAACCCTCTCATAGTAGTTGTGCTCGTCGCCCTCGTTAGTGCCGCTTAGGCCGGAGCTACTGCGCCCGAACAGGCGTGACATCGGGTAGTCGGTAGCGCCGCAGATGTCCAGCATGAACTGGGTGTAAACGTCAGACAGACCGCTGAAGGAGTAAGAGTGTGAGCCAATGCTCTGTTTCTCGCCCGTTACAACCAGCCCTTGATTCGACATCAGCTGGTTCATCGAGGACACAGCGGCGTAGAAGCGTTGAGCTACAGCGGCACTCGCACCGAGACCGGAGAGCATCTTCTCCAGCTCCGGCGATTGAAGCTCCATGATGTTAGCGCGGAAGATCAGTGAGGCGATGTTCCAGCTGGTGTTGTCGCGCTTCTTCAGCTCATCAAACATGGCCTCAACGATAGACGCGCCCCAGCGCATGTTAGCTTGCCACTCCCAGTTCGGAAGGTCCGGGCCACAGAAACGCAGCACGCGGGAGTGGTGCACCTTTATCATCTGCGACTTTTCCGTAGTGATCTGATAAAAGCGAGGGTAACCGAAAGCCATCGGGTTTTCGAGATCATCCACAATCTCAGTGGAAGGAGTGATTCCGGACCAACGATCAAACACCAGCAAACCACGATAGGAGCCCAGCTCAATATCATCAACTTCAAGTGGCTCTTCGAAGCGGTCGTTACCCGCGATAACCATGACTGCGCCCGATCCGCCATAGAGACGCCCCATCTTATGCGCCTTCTTCAGCGCAGGTATCGTACCCGTCTTGTCGATGCCATCGGTCTTCAGACGCTGCACTTTCTTCGGCTCCAGCTCAGTAATGGGATTGAGCCAGTTTTTGTACATGTCATCCACAATGGAGTCAACCACCTTGCGAATGATCCAGCTCCCGCGGTAAAGCGAAGTCAGCAGGATGTAATTCAGAGTAATGCGATTGAAAGGGTACGCCGTCCCTTCCATCAGATTGCTGGTGCCGAAGCCGGTGCGCGCCGCCGCATTCTGAAACGCGTCCATGACCTGGAAGAACTCGCGGGACACAGCTCCCTCGCGCTGTTTGTTAACAGTGCGGAACTCGTCCAGCGTCATACGGGGCTTAATCGGAGGCTGCGCCTGAGCAACAGGCACGCCGGTAAGAGGAGGAAGCATTATTGAGACTCCTCACAGCGCATGGTAACGCTGCTCTCATCCTGGTTTATCGTATCCACTTCCCAGTAACCCTCCGGGCAAGCGCGGGACATGAAGAACTTTTCCTCGAAACCAGTAGAGGCGTGCGTAGGCTGAGTAAGCTGGGCTGCCGTCATAGTCAGGGTAATAATGAAAGCAGCAAATAGTAAGCGCCCGATTATTGAACAACTCATCGCCCGCTCCTCATATCCTTCAGTATTCTCTCAGCTTCTTCAATGAACTCATCGCAAGCTTTCCAGGCGCGGCGGCGTCCCTTGGGGTTGTCGGGGAAGCGCCCCACTGACCAGCGATGATCCGTATCAGCGAACGCTTGCTTGTCTACCAAGGCGAACGCCTCGGCTTCCCACACGTCATAATGTACCGGCGTGTTACCGTGAACCATGACCTGCACTTGATGAACGTTACAGCCCACAGTATGCACGTCGGGCGGCAACTGCACTTTCACCGAGAGCAGAAGCAATAGGGCGACGAGGTTCATGGCTTTAGCTTATGAGTAGCGTGAGCAACGGTCTCCAACTTCTCAATGCGAGCATGAGCGTCCCGAAGCGACTTACTTAATTCGGCGACCATCTCACGCAAAGCTGCCACGTTTTTACTGAGAGCTTCTGTCATTGATTAACCCCCCTTCATGCCTTGTAGCCGAACATCTCCAGCATCTTGTCGCTTACTACCCCGGCCATCTCATCGCCTACGAACAGGTAGTTAAGTGGGCGCGTCTGACCCCCGATGATAGTACCAGAGGAGATGCTGATCACGTCATCGAACGGGGTCAACGCATGCTGAGCTTTCAAGGCGATAACCCCGGCGTCTTCCGTAGCAATCAACGGGGGAAGTTCCGTAAAGTCTTCGAAGGTTTCGTATTTCATACGCCTCCTTCAATTTCCTTGGTATCTAAGTTCATCGCTTCTAACAACTCTTCTGGAATATAACGAGTGCGCCAATACCGCTTAACCCACAGCTTCATCTTGGGATGATGTCGCTGATCCTCAAGCGTGAACGTTCCGTGGCGCAGACATTCTAGTTCAAACTGCGTAGGCAGCACCGGCTGTAAGTGCGCCGGTAGCGCGTCGCGGCCCCAAATTGAATTACGCGGGCGGCTCATAGAGTCTCCGGGCTCACCCCGACCAGAACATAAATGCGCATAGGTAACCCGCAAAAGCCCTGGGCTTCAACAAAGCCTACCCGCTTCAGTTTGATGCCTGCTGTTATGCAGCGCTGGTAAGCGTAAGCCGGGGTAAAACAATTCGGGATGAGATTCTGAATCTCCTCCGTGGTTAAGCGCCCCCGAGTACGGAACGCCTCCGCTACGCGGGCTTTCCAAGCCGCCGCTTCCTGCCGAGTACTGCGGCGTCGGGTAGCGGTCTTGACGATAATCGTCCCGTTCAGCCGATGAGCCGAAGTCTCGCGCCCCGCGATAAGCCGCTCGTAGTGAATAGGGTGAGAGGAAACGTGGATACTATCCAGGTTCGGTAACTGCGCCTTATAATCTTCCTGGTCTTTGAGCAACTCCTCAGCGCTTAGCTCCAGCGAAGGGTGGGCATGGCAGCGCCGGCAAAGCCGTTCGCCCCGGTCCCGCCGCAGGTCGTGCTTAACTTTCTTGAAAACCCATTGCGCGTGACGGTAAGAAGGAACTTGGACATGTTCCTCTTCCGTAATCGGCGCAGGAACCGTAGGCGTGTAACTGCGCGAGAACGGTACCCCGCACAGCTCGCAGTACTTCATCTGGACAATCTTAGCGCCTGCTGGGACACGGCACTGCTCTTCCGGAATGAACGTTCCCATGTTAGGATGCAACATGAATTGGCCTTTTGTCCTTGTAGTCTACCGTAACATCGAACACCTGACCGTACTCATCTTCGCAGTGAACGTGCAGCACCCCCCGTACTTCAGCGATGCGCAGCACATCGAAGTGAGCGTAGGGCGTGCTAGCCTTGATGGTAGCGCTGGTGCGGAAGTTACCCAGATAGCCGAATGCTCCCAGAGATTTGGTCGCTTTGCACTCCTTCTCTTTCTTGCGCCCATCGAACATCTGACACAGCAACAGGAAGCGGCGCAAGCCCAGAGCTTCGGCTACTTCGCTGGCGGACAACGGGTTTACGTACGGGCTCATTACCGGTCCTTACCGCCAATGTCATCAACATAGACGCGGTGACGCTTGCAGAAGCCCGTTCCACCGGTGACGCAGATGCACTTGGCCGGGCTATTGATACGGGCACGCACCTTGCGCGTCGGACGCGGTGCAGGGAACTCCCGCCCTCTGCCTCCCTGGTTCAGCATCGCCATCAACATCAGTGCATTTACCTCAGGCTGCTTGGGCATGAGCGATTCTCCAATCAGGTATGTCGGTCTTGATCTTGTAGCGCACCGCGTCCGGCCCGTCATCCTTGGTCTTCATCGGCTCTTCTACGCCGCGCAATGAAGCCTTCGGATTCCAGATATAGGTCTGTATCTGCTTGATGGTCTCGCCGACGTGATCATGGAATGGATCGGACACCTCGTAGCTGTAGCCGTCGGGCGGCTTGCGAAAGCGCAGCTTGCCCAGAGCCATCATGGTAGATGTCATCTTGATTCCGTCCAGCACTTCGTTATCGGCATCGCAGTACCAGATACCAGCCTGGACAAGCTCCGCGGCGAAGCTGGCGCATTCAGGAGGCAGGATGCACTTCGCCGCGGGCGCTTTGGTGAGGAACATCTCAAGGTCTTCGCGGTACTGGCGGTCTGTCTTCTGCCGTCCAGTGATATGCGAATCCCACCAGTACTCGCGGTCAAGCCACACAATCTCGCCGTCATCAATGGTGTCGAGATAAACCTGGACGTGATCTACCCCGCAGTCAATAGCGATAGACCGCTCTACGATCTGGCCCGGGTCGAGCAGTCCTTTGGGTGCAACGCAGCCAGGCTCGCCGTTGGTCATTGTCCAGGGCTGATAGCTGTAGAGCAGCTTCTCCGACCACACGTCCTTGTAGATCGCTCCCTCGCCAGTGACCCACAGGCCAAGTACGAAGCGCTGGTAGTACAGCGAGCCCGGCGGGTACATGCGGCAGAGATGAGCGAAGTAATCCGCGGGAAGGTTCGGATTGTCGGCAATCTCAAAGTGCTCTGTCCACAGCTCGCCGCTCTTGATAAGGGCCTGGTTGTCCAGGATGTCGGTCTTGACATAGTGGTGCGGCGTGTCAGGGTTAGTGGTGGCGTACAGGCGGGCACCCTCCACGCTCATGCGGTTCATCAACATCATGACGAAAGAGCGGGGAATAAGCGTAAGCTCGTCTCCAACGCTGCACCCGACGGTCATCCCGCGGATAGCCTTCTCCGACCCTTCATCCTTAGCGCCGATGACCAGCCACTTGCTCCCGAACAAGTCCAGCTCTCCGGTCTGCCTGTTGTAGCCGTAGTTGTCGGGCCCTATCACGGAGAAGAGATCGCTGAGCACGTTCTGGTAGATGGTGGACTTGGTTACGCCGAACAGAACCTTCCAGCCTCTTACCTTGTACTTACAAAGCTGGATGATCTTCGGTATCATGGCCCACGTCTTGGCTGAGCGGACACTGCCTTCGAGTATGTTGTAGCGGCAGTCCAGCTCAGGCGGCCGGAATGCGAACGCATATGCCTTCTTCCCAAACGGGCGCAGGACGCGCTCTTCGAGTGGAAGGACAGACAGCTCGGACTGTGCTACAGCGCTCATTGGTTAGCTTACGACTGATCCCAGAGACACGGTAGTAGGGAAGATGCCGGCTACATTGCGCATCTCGATCATAAAAGCTTTCCCCGAGCAAGTGGCCTGAAGGACATCATCTCCCTTGCTATCTTTACAGCGGACTATACTGTTAATGCGGAAGTAGCCGCCGCTCTTGGTGGTCAACACGAAGTAATCCATTACCGTCTCCTTTTTACCAGCCGTACCTTAATATCTCGCTGATTGACAGCGGCTCCAGATGAATACCCTGTATTCTGGCTCGCTCTCTCATATGCAGGAACCATGCCTCTATATGGGTCAGCTTCTTCACCGACTATCTGCCTCTCAATAGGATGACAGGCCAACCAGCCCTTACTTCTTCGCACGTTCTACCGGCCCTTCACGCATAGCGGCGATGACCTCATTCAAGCGGTCGCCTTGGCTGCCGCCGCGTCCGTTCTCCACACCGAAGTAGCGGAGCAGCATGTGTGCGGCTTCAGTCTTCGAGTAGGTCTTGATTTCCACAATCTCTCCGACGAGGTCACGCTCTTCCCCGTGTCCCTCAAAGTAGTCCTTACGCTTGATGGACTGCACCGCGGCATCGACAGCGTCCGGCCATTCATGTAGAGGGAGAGGGGCGCCATCGGCGTCGGTAAGCATCTTGTTACGAAAGCCGAGGATGTAGAGCAGCTGGTCGATGACCCACTCATGTTGGTGCGGATAGCGCTGCCGCTGTTCTTTCTGTAAGTGGGCGATGTAGGTCTGCACCGCGGGCTTGGCAAAGATGCGGCTGCTGATGTTGCCCGCCTTGGGGCCGTATGCTTTATGAAGGGCCCGGGTGACGTCCTTGAAGGCGAACCACACATCAACGAATTCCCTGTCCCGCGGATCGAGCCCAAACTCATCGGCATCCTGGAGCTTCTTGCGCAGCTTCTTGAGAGGGCTGCCTGCCACACCTACTGTGCTCCCTTATTAGCTGCATTGCGCCGCTTAGCCGCCTGGCACTCTCTCAACATAGCTTCATGCTTATGTCGCACGCTGGTGCGTCCCGCCTCGGGATAGGCCATGTCCAGGTTGGGGTTAGTCTCGGGTTCAGGCAGCGCCTTCTTGACTATGCGATTGCTCAAAGCCTTGCGGGCGTACTGTTTTTCCACAATAGTAGGTATGACTCTGACTACTCGTATTTCTACGCTGGCACGCTCTTGGATGACCTCGGCACGCCCAGCAACACGCTTACACAGTGATACGAGCAGCGCTTTTACCGCTTTCTTGGAGACAAAGCGCGAGGCTTGACTGTATGGTGTATCGGGAGGCTGTGCAGCCGTGAGAATTCCTACTCGCATGATCGAGGTTGAGATCACCTCCAAGCCACAAGACTCGGAGGGAATAAGTTGTACCTTTGTTACTGATTAGAACTGGGACAGACAAAACAAAGGGCCGACTGATCAGCCGACCCTCTCTCTTGCGTACCCCATTTGGATTGATTCGATATATCAGACGGGCTACCGATCCCGCATAAGATCACCTCCGAGGAGTTATTCGCCGCCGACGGCTTAGCGCCAGCTTGGGCCATCGGCGACATGAAGAGAGATTCCATTGCGAGAAAGATATGGTTTCCCCTCGCCTTGGTCAATCCCTTTATTCCGATAACCTAAGCCTAACCTCATCCTAAAAAAGGATATGGATGAAAGCCTCGTCTCGCGCGTACTGCACCCTTCTGTGTATGTATACTCAATTTGCCTTTTACTTAATATCTATCGTATTCCTATTCACTTTACCCCCATTATTCAACCTTCTACTCATTGATATGACCCACAATCCTCAATTCATTGAGATGACCCACAAAGTTTGAAGAGTTGAAATGTACTCTTACATCTCATTTGGCTATTTTTAATCTTGGTATGTGGGTCATCTCAATAAGTATATGTATGTGGGTCATCTCAATAGATATAGGGTTGAAACAGCTATAAAAAGAGAAAGGATCAATGTTATTGACACCTCTACGTCACCACACTAAACTGCACATTCTTGTACACTAAGAGCGAACTTCTCAGCATTCAGAGCAAATATGCGAATAAAAGACCGCAAGCGAGTTACCCAAATTATTCGGCAGATTCACCGTCTCTTTCCCAAATACACCACGGGTAGAAAACCAAAGATCGCATCCGCTGAAGCTCTTGAACAGGTCAGTGGTTCGCACGTCAGCATCATCCGAGCACGCAGGGCGCTGGGCGTAATATCACAGAAGATCGCTGGGCGATGGTACTGGATGTATCCCAAACGTACGCTTGCCGAAGCTCTTGAGTACATGTCAGCGCGTCACGTTCACAATAAGGGCAATGCCTACAAAGCCCCTCAAGACTTTACTCAGCGTCACGCTGAAGAGGCTCAAGAGCAGCTGACCGAGTATCTATCCCGCTATTCCAACTACTGTTCTTCTGCTCTTGACGCCCGAGACTATCTGCGCGGACTGCACATTCACACTACGGGTAAAGCAATCTCTACAGCGCGTAAAGAGATGGAGATTAAAAATGTTCTCATAGACGGTCATTGGTATTGGGTCTGGGGAGGGCCAGAGGTGCAGGAGTGGTTGGAAAGTGTACTTGAGAACGGTCCCGTGCCTGAAGATGACGTATTAAAGAAAGCCTGGGAAGAGAAGAAATGGTCGTCGCACGTAGTTTTTAACGCCCGCTACAGACTGGGCCACATGATACCTAAGACGGTTATAAACGGGAAGTTGTGCTGGTACGACATCAACAACTATTCGCTGCCTGCTCAGCCGGACAAGCTGGACCCAGACGTTATCGACATTACAGGAGAAGACTGATGAAGCAAGTTCCCGCTGAAGTCAGATGCACCCTCGTATTCCTGCCCCGCTGGAGATACCGCTCCTACAGCGGTGGCAAGTACGTAGGCATGTCCGAGCTGACTAACATCTGGAGATGCTCGGTATGCCACTGTTGGAGCGGGTCTCCCGCCACACTGCTGGAACAGGTATGCGAGAAAAAAGAACGTAGACGAGGTAAAGATCGGAGGGCGGCATGAGCGTAATGATTAACAAGGCCATTGACTGTGTTCTAACCAGACGTGAGGCTGCGGTAAAGAGCCTGCTGAAGTCTTTGGAGCACTTACCACAGGAACAGCAGTTTTCGGTGCTGTGCAGCTGGGTACCTCTGTCAGAGCTGGAGGCTCTCGCTGAATTTCAGAAACGAGGGAAGATATGAAAACACTTCGGCGTTTCCGTCAGTGGCTATGCGGCGTCACGGGACACACATTCATCTGGACTGACTCACCGCATAGCGACTTCGCCCTATATCAGCGCTGTAGCAAGTGCAGCATGAAGGAGAAGCTATGACTCCTGAGCATCGCTTGGAAATCGTTCGCGCCTGCGCATTCGAGTTTATACTCCGTGAGAATCTTGTGCTGATGAAAGAGCCTCTGTTCAATATGGAAGTCTATAAGTCCCAGTTCTGCCATGAACGCTGCATAGAGCTAGAAGAGCTTAATTTAGCCCTGGCAGAGTTAGACAACATACGCCCTTGACAAGGTTTTGTAAGTCACTAATATAGCTGAGCGCTTCATCAAATAACTGAGGAGATTTCTATGGTAACTACTGCGGCGCAACTGCTGGTCGAACTGAATGCCGAGATGTCTATTGACCTGTTCTCTATCGGAGTAGATAGAGCCTAGAGAGAAGGTCATCGGCACTATTGACGAGGCGCTTCACGGAATGACCCAACTGTGACCAGCGGTCTTGCTGGGGGGAGAGGAGCGCAAATGAGCGCAAAAGAATTCTACGAAGCCAACGCGACCAATGTTGTCAACGTGCCACGACCGAATCACCCGGAGGATGCTTCGGGCTGGGCTGGAGTACGGAGAGCATCCCCAGCGCAATCTATTGCTGAAGACGTGCTGTGTATGCCCCTCTGGGATGTATTCGACTTTGCCGAAAAGTATGCGGCGAATTGTACGGCTCCGGCACCCCAACCGCGCTGCCCAAAATGCGGAACGGCTCTATCGGCGGGCGAAGTTGGGCCGGTGGCAACTTCCAAAGAACAATGGTACTGCGAGAAATGCTCTGAACTGTGGGTATCCGGAAGTCACAGATTGGCGGCTACCCCACAGGTCACGCCCAACTTGGGACTGGAAGCCAAACTCGCAGAATGCCGATGCTGGTGCGGGAGAGAGTGCGGATGCCCTTGCCATGACGGAGGGGTGCCTATACTTTCTCATGTTCAGGAACAATGCACTACAGACCCGAATACTTGCAAGGTTGCGTTCTGTGCTTGGCCGCATGGCTGTCGCACGTCAGAGCAAGCCTCGCCCACGCCCGAACAATGCCCAACCTGCGGAAGCGCTAATCCGCAAACCTTCCACGTCAACATGCGCAACCTTAAATGGGAATGTCCCGATTCTTGGCACTCTTCCGCTGCAACTCAGAAAGGAAGCAAATGAACAGGATAGTCAAGGCTACATTCATCATATGCCGCTCGCTGCACTGCCACTCCGAACACGAGCGATGCTCACGGCGGGCTTAGGACCCACTGACACAAACGTTCGAGCGGAAAGCCTGAAAATAAAAGGTTGGGGAGGTAGGAGCGTGGCTGATAGCGAAGTCCAAGGAGGGGAAATAATCATGGAAGAGAAATTCACGAAGGAAGAAATCGGCAAAGGGCTAGATCGCGCCCAGGACATATACGAAGGCTGGAAGTTGGATGAATTGGACATCGACCAGCTTTATGAAGCCATCGTTCAGGCAAACCAGAGGAGAAATGAATCGTGACTGAATTTCAGAGAATCATGCAAGTCTGCTGGCCACTAATCGCCGGATTCTCGCTGTGGGGAGGATTCATTTGGGGAGTCTACGCCGGGGAACAGCTCTTCCCCCTTCCCCGGCATTTCTTGCAACTCCTTGACAAATAAGCCCTTATTCCTCGACAATTACCCTTGACAACTCTTTGGCAGGCTCCTAGACTCATTCTTGTAGCCAAGAAGCTACAGAGTACAAGCTCTCTGAAAATCAAGCGCAGTGAAAAAGAAAGTCCCGCTACGATTCGTGACGTTAGAATCGCCACTGCTGAATAAAATCTCAATCGAAGCACGCATGAGT